TAGAGAGAGATGCAAACACAATCGCTCAGAGAACCAGAAGAGGAAAAGGTAACATGATTATCTGTTCTTCAGATGTTGCCTCTGCATTACAAATGGCGGGTGTTTTGGATTACACTCCTGCATTAAACAACAACTTAAACATTGACGATACTGGTAACACTTTTGCTGGTGTATTAAATGGTAAGTATAGAGTTTACATTGACCCATATGCTGCTAACATGGCTTCAAATGCGTCACCTACTAAACAATACTACGTTGTTGGTTACAAAGGAACTTCTCCATATGACGCAGGTTTATTCTACTGCCCATATGTACCACTACAAATGGTTAGAGCAGTAGGTCAGGACAACTTCCAACCGAAAATCGGTTTCAAAACTAGATACGGTATGGTAGCTAACCCATTCGCTGGTGCGAGTGCTTCTGGCAACATTACTGCTGACGGTGTTGGTGCAATCAACGCTAACAGATACTACAGACGTGTTCAAGTTACGAACATCATGTAATATTTGTTGAGAAACAAATTAGAAAAGGGCGCTTCGGCGCCCTTTTTTTTAGCATAAATAAATGTATGTTTTATAGTGAAAGAATTACAATATACAAGGAAAAAGAATCAATTTTTATGAAACCAATAATATCAGGTATAATTTTACTATTTGGTCTATTCTATTTTTTACAACTAGGTCTTAATTATTTAAACCCTAAACCTAACGCATTAGAGAATATAGAACAAAAACTAGATCAAGCAGAAAAAGAACAATCTGTACTTACAGAAACCGAGAAGAAATTACAGACAGAATCCCAAACAAAAGAGTGGGAAGAAGTAGATAGCCAAACAGATAAATAGCTGTATGACAATAACAAACTCATACACTAGACAACCGACTAAATTGGACTATGCAAGTCCAACGCAGTTTAAGTTTCAAATAATTAAACTACCTAAAGTAGAGTATTTTTGCACAGCTGCAAATGTACCTGGTATCAATCTAGGTACTGCCGAACAAATCACACCTTTGAAAGATATCCCACTACCTGGTGATAGATTACAATATGATACATTGACTATACAATTTTTAGTAGATGAAAATTTAGAAAACTATAGAGAGATACATGGTTGGTTAACTGGTGTTGGTTTTCCTAAAAACTATGAGCAGTTTCAAGTACTACAAGGTGCAGGTACAGATAGATTTCCTTCAACTCAAAATGTAGGTACTAGTAAAGAATTAGGTGAAATAAAAAAGGCCACACAAGACGATGGTGGTTTATATTCAGACGCAACTTTAGTGATATTGACAAGTAAGAATAATGCAAATTTAGAAGTTAGATTTAGAAACATATATCCTACTTCACTATCAGGTTTAGACTATAATCAACAGGCTACAGATGTAGATTACCTAACAGCAACGGTAACATTTGAATATGCTATTTACGAGTTTGCAACGGTTGGTAACAAAGTTACTACAGAAACTACTACTTAATATTTACATAAATATTTTAAATTAATATAATGGAGTTATTATGACCTTTGATGAGTTACAAGAATTGGCTGAAAAAGACCTAAAAATCAATGATACTGAATTAGATTTAGAATCATTAAAAACACCTCAATTACATAACAAGTATTGCAAGTTTCATAATCAATATATCAATCTACTAAAAAAGGCAGAACAAGATAGAGATAGATTATTGAAAGAGAAATGGGAGTACTATACAGGTAAGGCAGACCCTAGTGTCTATCAACAAAAACCTTTTAATATAAAACTTCTTAAACCTGATGTTGACAAATACATTAAGGCAGATGAAGATATGATTAAACTAGAACAAAAGGTTACCTATGTACAAAGTGTAGTTGACTATTTGGACAAAACAATACGTACAATATCTAATCGTACATTTCAAATCAAAAACGCTATAGACTGGAAAAAGTTTACATCTGGCGTAATCTAATATGCAAAACATTATCGTTGATAAACTCAATGACGTATATATTCGGATTGACGCTGACGCCTCTATTCGTAGAGAATTGTCAGATTACTTCTCGTTTGAAGTGCCTGGATATAAGTTTACACCACAATTTCGTAATAGAGTATGGGATGGAAAAATAAGACTTTACTCATACGCAACAGGTCAAATGTACCTTGGATTGTACCCTTATCTAAAAGACTGGTGTAAGAAGAAAAACGTACATATAGTTGAATCTAGTGATATTTTGACACATAGGAGTGTCACAGCCGCCGATATAGACGGTATGATTGATGAGTATGATCTATCTATCAAACCGAGAGATTATCAGATAAACGCATTTAAATTTGCTTTAGAATATGACCGAGGACTAGTTTTATCGCCTACTGCCTCTGGTAAATCACTTATCATATACATGTTAGTCCGACACTATTTAAATGTAATAGACAACAATGTTTTAATTATTGTACCCACAACATCACTAGTAGAACAATTATACAAAGATTTTAAAGACTATGGTTATGATGTGGAAACAAATGTCAGTAGAAAGTATCACGGATATGATATAGATGAAGATAAACGTATAGTTATATCAACATGGCAATCATTATACAAAATGCCTAAACAATTTTTTGAAGACTATGGTGCAGTTATAGGTGACGAGGCACACTTGTTTAAGGCTGTATCATTGACAAAGATAATGACAAAACTTATAGATTGTAAGTATAGAATAGGTCTTACAGGTACGTTAGATGATAGTAAAACACACAAGTTAGTATTACAAGGTCTGTTTGGTATGGTTAATAAGGTAGTATCTACAAGTGAATTAATAGAAAGAAAACAACTTGCAAACTTAAAAATTAAGTGTCTGAACTTAAAGTATCCTGAAGTAGAGGCAAAGAAAGTATATGGTGTAAAATACTTTGAAGAACTAGAATACCTAACTCAAAATACTTCTCGTAATAAATACATACGAAATCTGACCTTGGCACTCAACGGCAATACATTATGCTTATTTCAGTTAGTTGAAAAACATGGCGAGATTTTATATAAACTCATAAAAGAAAAAGTAGACCCAAAGCGAAAAGTGTTTTTCGTTTATGGGGGAACTGAAACAGATGATAGAGAAAAAATTAGAGCAATCACAGAAAAGTCGGACAACGCAATTATTATCGCTTCTTTCGGGACGTTCAGCACTGGTATCAATATTCGTAATTTACACAACATTGTTTTTAGTAGCCCTAGTAAGAGCCCTATAAGAATATTGCAAAGCATTGGCCGTGGGCTTCGTGTCGGCGATAACAAAGATAGTGCTACGGTTTACGATATATCAGACGACCTCACATACAAAGATAAAAAGAACTTTACATTAACACACTTTCAGGAAAGAGTTAACATCTATAATAGAGAAGGCTTTGACTATGAAATACATACGGTGGATTTAAAATGATTTCAGATGATGATTTTAAATTTTTACTATATCAAAGCCGAGACGCTTTTAAGATATTAGAAATAGGCACAGGTACTGGTAAAAGTACAGCTGCATTAAGACTTAATAATTCAGATGTGTACACCATTGACAGAAATGATATATTTGAGTATAATGGTTTAAATGTACATAAGTTTATTTGTGAAAGCAAAGAATATTGGAAAGATCACACACATGATGGTTTTGATTTTGTTTTCGTTGATGGATCTATAACTAAACTTGATTGTGAGGAAATACTTAAACGTACAAAAGACTCTTTTAAAATAGTATTCCATGATTATATGCCTAATGAAGATAAAGACCCTGGCAGAAACAAAGGTTGGTACAATATGAAAGTATTTAAAGAAACAGCTTTATTAAACTACGCTATGACTGAACAATTAGGTGGCTCTCATTGTGGTATGTTAGTGCTTAAGAAAGATAAATAGTTATATGATTGATCGTGTTAATGATAAAACGGTTAAGATAATCAGACTGGTTTCTGGAGAAGAAATCTGTTGTAGGTTTCCTTTGCATAAGGACCAATTACCTGAAAACTCTAAACTATTAAGGTTACAAGAACCTATGCTAATTAAATACGTACCTCGTATTACTGAGCAAGGTATATCTGATTATATTGCATTGGTTAAATGGGTTGGTTTTACAGATGAAAAAATAGTTACTATTCCTGTTGATAAGATTATTACAATATGCAATGCTACAAAAGGTTTTACTAAAAGATATAGTGATCTTACACATGCACTAAAAAACACGAAACAACCACTACCTGGATTTATTGAAAGAGAAATGTCTGAGGAAGAACTAGATAACGCCGCTTCCAATTATGATAAAGATATAGATAAATCTGATATTAAAGAGATTGCTGATTTACTTAAAATGCCTTCAAAGAAGTTGCACTAGTGGGGTAGCTACTATCCTCGGTAACAACCAGCATGGTTAGTATAACAAGAGAATTAGATTATGTCAAGCACCAATGAAAATTAGATTTTACAAAAGACTAGATGGAATGAGATGGTTAGGGTTCGTACTCGCCATGATAGGTGCCTACATACTTTCTAATGCAAATCCCGATACTCAATGGGTAGGCTGGGGTATTGCAACAATGTCATGTAGTATATGGATATACATGGGAATAAAAGACAAAGACATACCTAGAGCATTAATGGAACTTATGTATTTGTTACTCGCTTTGAGAGCAATATATAACTGGATAATGTGACAGGTCCTTGACAATAACAACAAATATGATATAATTAAACTATGACTAGAACAAAGAAAAAATCTGAACATTATGTAGATAACAAAAAGTTTCTACAGGCAATGATAGAATATAAAGATAAATGCGATAAAGCAGAAAGTAGAAAAAGAAAGGCACCACCAGTTACAGATTATATTGGTAGTTGTTTTTTAAAGATTGCGAATCACTTATCTTATAGACCAAATTTTATTAATTACACTTTTAGAGATGATATGATTTCTGATGGTATTGAGAATTGTTTACAATATCTTAAAAACTTTAATCCTAAAAAGTCTAATAACCCTTTTGCTTATTTTACACAAATCATTTACTATGCTTTTATAAGAAGAATACAGAAAGAGAAAAAACAAAGTAATATAAAGTATAGAATGATTGAACAGGCTAATATAGATGAGTTTGCTGTGTTACCTGGTGATACGAATAATGATTATAAGAATCAGTTTTTAGAATTTTTAAGAAAGAATAAACCATCTACGGAAGAACCACAACTAAAAGAAATAAAAGTTAAGAAAAGAAAAAGAAGAACTTATAGCTCTGTACTAGATATATAATGAAGATAGCACTACTGAATGATACACACTTCGGTGTTCGTAATGATAGCCAAGCGTTT